CGATTTTATTGTAGAAATTTTTATAATCTGTTTCACCCATATCAATTAGTAATTGGTCTTCAACATGAGTTTGTAATATAAAATATTCTCCTGTTCCATCAAATGGTTTGCATTGTCTATTTCCATCAGCATTTCTTCCTGCAAATTCAACTAATCCACCATTGTCCATATTTGAACCTGTTAGAATAGCACCATTTGCAACTGGTTTAGCCCAAATAGTATTGATTTCTGAAATATTATGATTTGGTATAACTGTCAATGCGTCTCTAAGTATTGTAGCCATATATATCACTCCTAGTTTCTTTATTTTGTTATTATTTTTAATTTATTATTTAATATTTATTAATATATATCATTTCAACTAATAAATATTTAATTTGTTTTATTAATATTTTAATCCATATTTTGATAAAACATTTTCATCAGCAGGTATTAAATCTTCATTATCTTCTAACTTAACTATTTGATTAATACTGATTTTAGGTACATTTGACATTATGTCATCTGCGTCTATCTCTTTTTCAACCGGTTTAATATTTTCAACAATTAAAGCATTTAAACTGTATTTAGCTTTATCTGCTTTCTTTTTATCAGAATTAACAGATTCTTTAACTAATTCTTGTGTTGCTTCTTCTTCAAATACTTCTAAAGCATTTACACTAGTGAATTTAATTTTATAAGATTCTGTTGCTTCATTTAATGATTTTTCAAATACTTCTTTATTGTATTGATCTACAATTGGTTGCATTTCTGTTATCATAGAATTCATAGCAACTAATTTATTTGTTAATTCATTAAATTTATCAGTATCTACTTTAGAATTATTTGATTTCTCAATCACTTTTTCATTTAAAGATACGATTTCACTATTCAATTCTTCAATTTTTGCATTAGCAGTATCTAAATCAGCTTTTGCGTTTTTAGAAGTTTCAAGTTCTTGTAATTCGTTTACTGAAACATAAGTATATTGACCTTCTACCTTTTCCTTATTCGCATAGTCTACAATTATAGAATCACCTTCTCCTAGTGTGTATGCAACTTTATAATTCACCCATTTATTATCTTCATAAGTTTCATATATAAAATATTTACTTTCACTAAATATTCCATAGTTGCTAATCCACATATTTTCGTACTCATTAGCTGTCATAATATCACCTAACGCATTTATTATTGCTGATCTTAAATCACCAACAGATAATTCATTTAGGGCTTTTAAAAATTTATTTTCCATCGTTTTTGTTTCCTCCTTTTGGTCATTATTTAATTTATTAGAATCTAACTCATTGTTAGACTTTAAACTGTTTACTGCTTTATTCCATTGATCTTTTAATTCATTAAAACTTGTTAATGTTGCACAGTCATATGCTGGTAATACTTCAATCGCATTGCCCCTATCTTCACTATTTAAAGCCGTTAAGGCATTGAAAATTATAGGACTCTGAATATATTCAATTCCATTTTCTACTGTATAATTATAGTAGTAATATTCTACTGAAAAGTGGATTTTGATGCTATCTGATATCCATTGCTTCATTAAATTTATGACATCGCTATAATGGTCATCACACCAAAATATGCACTTACCTATAACAGCTTCTTTTTCTATTCCACTATCATCTGTATATGTTCCAATATAAACATCTTCAATAAATCCAATTCCCTCGGTTGCGGTGTAAATTACATCTTCTCCCAATCTATTAGTGGTTTCATATTGCTCATGTGTTCCAAGAGCATCTAAAGCCCCACCATTATCTTCTTTATTAATATATTTACAACATAACCTTTTTCCTATTAAAAACTTCATATTATCTAGTGCTACTTCTTTGGTAATCACTTGATTATTTCCACTTTTTTCAAAGTCAAATATTACTATATCGCTTTTTAAAATTGTTGGATCATTTGGGACTGTTTCTAATGAATTTAACGACATTTTAAATTGTCCTAACTTTTTATTTTGTTCTTCCAAATTATCACCACCTTTCAATGTTGAGTATATTAAATATTAAAATACGTATAATAAACAATTATATTAATTGAATATTTAATTATTTAAATCTAATAAGTCATTAAATCTATTAATTTCATACCAAGTTTTAATTTCTTCTTTTGATAATTTATTTAGTTTTTCAAACAATTCATTATCTTTATTAATTAGTAACCTATTACTACCTGCACTAATAGTAATTAAATCGTTTCTCTTTGCAACTAGTATGTTCATATTTATCACCTACTTCTATGTTGTACTAGGTTTTGGATTGTTGTTCCCACCAGTTTCTTTACTTGTAATTGTTGACTCATTAGTAGGGTTATCCACTGTGGTCCTTCCTATTTGATTTGAATCTGTATCAGTAGATGTGAATGATGTCAATTGTGGGATAATTTTTTCTCTTAATTTTAAATCATCTATTTCGTATATACTTTCATTTATAAATGATTCAAAGTCTCCACCAACTAATTCAATCATAGGTCTAATGCTAAATCCTTTATCTGATAATCCTTTATAAATATCTAATTTTTCTTTTTTGGTTAATGATTTTTGTTTATCATATTCAAAGTAATAATTAGAACCTTTATTTTGACCTAGTGTAATAACTATTAATTGATTATATATTTCTTCAATTTGTTCTAACATTGTAGCTATCTTACTATAAATTATATCAAGATTTAAGTTCGCACTTGAATAATTACCACCTGATCCATTTCCCAATACAGACGAGATACCAGTCCCCATAGTAATATCATTGTTAACACTATCATATTTATTAGGGTTTAATATCTCGTCTGCTCCTTTGAATTCAGGATATGAAAAATCGGCAAAGGACGGCATTGATATACAAGTTAATCCATTCTTCCCACTTGTATTTTTTTCTAATGCTTTCTTTATTTTTTCAAATACTTTCCTTTGTACAGTTTCCTTAACTTTAACGTCGTTATCATCTTTATCTCTCATTTTTACTACGGCTATTGCTCTTATAATTTTATCAGCCATAGAACGCTCTAAATCTTTCATCTTTTGTTTGTGTTGTAAATCAAAAATTGCTTGAGTACCGTGAGGCAATCCTAATCTTTGATTATGTGATAATACCCTAGTTCTAGCAACTAATGACCTATCTGGTGGCAATACAATTAATTGTAATATTTTTTTCTTTTCAGTATCTCTTTCATCTTTCCATTTGTTGTATAAGTTTTCTGTAACCAATGGTTTCAAGTTATCATATAAAGCTACTTTTTGTTCTGGGGTGAGTGTATCAATGTATGATAAATCAAATACTCCAACCATCTTTCCTTTATAGTTTCCATATGGATAAATATAATCTAAATCATCAAATACATTGAAGTAAGGTTCTTTTTTACTACCTAACCATGTGCCAACAACAGAACCATTATTAGCTAATTGAACAAGTAATTCTCTAGTTAATGTCTTATGTTTAACATTTCTTTCTAAAGCTATTTTTATAGCTAACATATCATTTTCATAGCTACCTAATCTTTTATAAGTTTTTATTTTATAATTAAGTTCAGGTAATGAAAATATTAAATCATATAGTTGAGATATATTCCCATCAATTATATAATAATATGTAAGTAAATTACTAATTTGTTGCATATAATCATCAGGATTACTAAACCATCTTTGCAATGTATCCATATCTATCGTTTTTATATTTTGCGTCATTTCCAACACAAATCCATCTACAAAACTATCTACAACATCATTATAAGAATTATATTGTTTTTCTAATTCATCTATTTTTAGTTGCATATCAGACACTTGCTTTTTTGTAAAAGTGTTTTTAGAACCGACAGGTCTGCCTGCTGATTTTTTATTATCTGTAGAGTTTATTTTTTTAGAAGTTGTCATTTTTGCTAATCACCTTCTTTCTTTGTTTATTTTGTTGTTTATTAAATAGATAATAAGGTTACCAAAATACCCATTGACGGTCTTCATCATCATCATCTTCATTAGTTATATTTTCTCTCCTTAATTGTTTTAAATACCAACCCATCATTGCTCCACAATAAGCCAAGTCATCATGCATAGTATTTTGTTTTTCAGGAGATAAAGCGTATTTATGTGAAGTTCTTTCAGCATTATCGAATCTATATATTTGCACCAATTGTTCTTTTAGTTTATCTATAGTTTTTAAAGCCAATTGTTCTTCGAAACATAAATTTGCTTGCTTATATTTTATCTCTTTTTGTTTTTTATCTGTTTTTGTTTTTTCGTCTTTATATATTATTTCTGTTTCTACAGGAATACTTATAAATCCTTTCATGTCATATGTTTCCGTAAACGAAACTAAATCTAAATTAATCATTTCCACCAAGGCATCAAACATTTCAGTCCTATATTTTTTAGGAGAAATTAATCGCATTTTATCTACAGCTTCAGGAAATTTATTTGTATATTCTTTAGATTCTATAGCATCTATCAAACCTTTTCTTTTCATTCCTTTTTTATCTGTCCACTCTTCCATAAAATAATCTGCAATATTAACTCCTGCTCCACCAGCTCCTGAATCTACCAATATTGCACCTATATTTTCATATTCTCCAAATCCTTGACCATTATAATCTACTAATAAATTTCTAATATACTCTATTTGTTCAGGTGTTCTCATTGGTATTTTTTTCTTCGTTCCTATATCTACTAATCTTACTGCATTTATTATTTTACAAGTCCATCCTAATTCCTTATCTTTCATAAATTCAGCAAACAATACAGCAGAGTCATCAAAACTTCTTGCAGGATCATAAAAAGCTGTGATATGTCGTTCAATATTTCCTTCGTTTACCAACATTGGTCTTCTGACTTCACTATTTTTTATTATTTGTCCTCTTTTAAATGGTTGTTGTTCTCCACCTTCTTTAGAAAACATATTATGGTATTCTCTAAGAGCTTGTTCTTTATTTTCTCTCATAGCATTATCTATTTTTTCTTGTGTTAGCAAAGATACTGGATATAATTTACCATTAAACATAGGATTTAAAACTAAATCACACTTAATATCAGCACAGAAATAATTTTTATTTCCTAATAGCATTTGTTTACTAAATTCTTTATATTTTTTAAAAAAATAAGTATCTATACTTGATGCCGAAGAAGCGTATATAAGTTGGTTTGGAAAACTTTGTGGTTCTAGTGATACGTCAATATCTCCTCCTAACTTAAAGTCTGCATTTTGTGTTGTAAATGGTTCAGTTGCACCAAAAGCTTTTTCTAACATAAATCCAGTTTCGTCATAAAAATTGCACATGCTTCTTTTCCCACGTGATCCATCATAGTTTGAGTTCAATGTATGTACTTTACTACCATTAAATACTTCGAAAGTAAATGACTCTGGTTTATGAGTGAACCCATCTTTGTTAGCATTTGAAGTAATTATTTCATTTTGAAAGAAATCTGTTAAACCCGTAAATGAAGATAATTGTCTCTTGGTTATTTTTTCTATTTTTAAGAAAGTTTCCTGAGCTTGACTACCATTTGTTGATATTATATAACTATAAAAGTTTGGGTATAATATGGATTTCGCCATCAAAAATGGAGCTGAAATCGTACTTTTCCCACTATTCCTACATTGGCATAACAATACAAATGGCGTAGTCCACATATTCATAAATATATATTTTTGTAAATCTAAAAATTGAATTCCCATGAAATCCTCAACGAATCGTTCGTGCAGGATTTTTTCTGCCCCACTGTATCATTTCTACATATTTCATATATCCTTCTAATTTTCTTTGTGATAAGTTTTGCTTTCCAATTCCCATCTTTTTGCCCACACCACCTTTTTATATCAATAAAGTTTGCATAAACGCAACAAAAGACGTGTTACCACGCCTTCAGTTATTGAAGCTTATTTATTATCAACTAGCATAATTATTTTTAAATTCTATTAACTGTTCATTTGTGTAATTTACAAAACCATAAGTTTTATGAAATAATAAATGTAATTCTTTGGTTAAAGGGATTCCAAAACCATATTTATAGTGTTTTTCATTTGATAAATCTATTATATTTCTAAGTTCACCATTACTATAATTAGATAAATCATTATTATAAGTAAGTCCTAATTCTTTTATAGTCTCATTCAATATGTCTTTAAAAGAGTATCCATGATGGATTATCAAATTTTCTGAATCTCCACTAATAAAACATTTATTATTATAATATTTTAAACTATCTTTGTTCCATTTTCTAATATGGTTTCTTACATATAATCTTAATACGTCTGTTCCACCTTTCCAACAAGGACTATTAGAACCTGTTTGGTCAGGTA